ACCCCGCCCAATGGCCAGACGGCACACCGCGCAGCCAGAGCAACGCATCCGACTGGAAGAACTACGAGCCAATGTGCAAGTGGTCAGACCCAAACAAATCGCATTCAAAACTTGCGCCGATGCCCACCAGTTTTTCTATCAGCAAGACCCCCAAGGCTGATGCAGTTAAGACGGCGAAGATCTTGCGGGGTGGGATATGAACCAATCCCGCCTTGGCTCATTCATCGAAGCCACCATCAACACAGCCATTGGTTTTGTGATGTCGATCCTCTTGAGCATGATTGTTTATCCCATGTTTGGCCACAGCTTCACGCTGGCGCAAAACGTCGGGATAACTGCTATTTTTACCATAGCATCAATCCTACGTGGATATTGCGTTAGACGCTGGTTTAACGCACAAATCCATGGGGCTGCGCAGCGGATTGCGGGGGTGGTGTGATGGTGGAATTAAGACCCTACCAAACCGACGCGGTGCAGGCCATCTACACCTACTTCGCCACCAAGCAGGGCAACCCGCTGATCGTGCTTCCGACAGGATCTGGAAAATCTCTGACGCTTGCCGCTTTCATCAAAGGCGCCATCGAGGCCTATCCAACCACTCGAATCATTGTCCTAACCCACGTCAAAGAACTGATCGAGCAGGACGCCCAGGCCATCATCCGATACTGGCCTGACGCCCCTATCGGGATCTGGTCTGCTGGCGTTGGTCAAAAGACAAAAGAGCAGATCACCGTGGCCGGTATCCAGTCGATCCACGGCTTGCCTGCCAAATTCGCTGGCACAGATTTAGTGATCATTGACGAGGCCCACCTTGTCAGCAAGAAGGCTGACACGATGTACGGGCGCTTTCTGGCTGGGCTACGCAAGCACAACCCGGCCCTGAAGCTGATAGGCCTCACGGCCACGAGTTACAGGATGGACTCAGGCCTGCTGACCGAAGGCGATGAGCGGATCTTCACAGACGTGGCATATGAAGCAGGCGTCGGAGATCTGATCAAGCAGGGTTACCTGTGCCCGCTTGTTGCCAAGAACGGCGCTACAAAAGCCGATCTAAGCACGGTGCACACCCGTGGTGGGGAATTCGTGGCCAATGAACTGCAGGCTGCCATGGACAAGAGCGATCTGATCCAGGGGGCGCTGGACGAGGTGGCCAAGTACGCGCACGACCGCCAACACATCCTTGGGTTCTGCGCTGGTGTTGAGCATGCCGCGCACTGTGCCGAAGCTGCCCGCCACCGTGGCTGGACCGCCGATTACGTCAGTGGTGATATGGGCGCAACTGAACGCGACCACAAGATTGAATCCTTCAAGTCTGGCCGCTTGCGCTTTCTGTTCAACGCGATGCTGCTGACAACCGGGTTTGACTACCCCAGCATTGACTGCATCGTGATGCTGCGCCCCACCAAGAGCACAGGCCTTTACGTGCAAATCATGGGCCGTGGCCTGCGAAAAGACGGCAAGAAGGAAAACACCCTGGTGCTTGACTTCGCCGGTAACGTGGAGCGGCACGGGCCCATCGACCAGATCAAGGTTAAGCGCAAAGGACAAAAGGGCGAATCAGTCAGTGTGGCACCCGTCAAGGAATGCCCCAACTGCCACGAACTACTTGCCACTAGCATACGCATCTGCCCGGCCTGTGACCATGTATTCCCCCAAGGTGCAGCCCACGGCACCGAAGCAGCCGACGCCGTAATCGTTGCAGCCCTGGAAAAACCCCGCGTCTACACAGTAGACCGGGTGGAATACCAAAAGCATGAGAAGGCAGGCAAAGCGCCAAGTCTCAAGGTGACGTACTGGAGCGGCATTTCCACTTTTGACGAGTGGGTGCCCGTGGCAGATGAACGAAGCTTCATCAAAAAGCACGCTGTCCAGTGGTTCTGGGCGCGCGGCTGCATGTGTCCGGACACCGTAGACGGCGCGCTTGAAATGGTCAACCGTATCCCCGCTCCCGACACCATCACGGTGAAGCGTGACGGGAAGTATTGGCGAGTGGTCAGCGCCGACATGGGCGCACGGCGCTTGGACGTGTCCAAGGTTATTGAAAGTAAGAAAGCGTTTTGGGAGAAGGTGGCATGAACAAACCCATCCAAGCAGGCGACCTGGCCGAAGTCATATCAGGTATGCAAGGCGACAAAAGCCCCAACATCGGGCTGATCGTCAAGGTGGTGGCATTCGTTGGAGAGCACAGCAAGTACGGCAGGATCTGGCGGTGCGATGCTGAGTACGCCATCCGTGAGCAGGCGGGGGTTGATGTGCCTGGCGGCATGTCCGACTTTGCCCAGGCATGGCTACGCAAGATCGAGCCGCCTAAGCAGCCCGCGCCACCTGTTGAGAAGGGGGTGGAGGTATGACCCGCGCCCTAATCGAAGTACGCATCAACATCGCCCGCCGTGAGATGGAGTATTGGCAGAACCTGCTGAAAAACAAGTCCTGCAATGACTGCGAGCACTACCAGCAACAAGGCTGCAAACTGGCTGGCGGTGTTACGCCGCCTGCTGAGGTGGTCAAGGTTGGGTGTGATTCTTGGAGCTGGGATTCCATCCCTTTCTGACCATGGCCCAAGACCAAAAAACCATAGCGCAACTCAAGCGCAAGATTGAACTGCTTGAGGCCAAGCTGGCGCATGCAGAGGCTGAAATTGACAGGCACTTCACGGTCTACCGCGACAACCTGTACGAAACAACGGAACAACGCATTCGCATTGAACAGGCGCTGCGCATCCTGCAAGGTGAAGCATGACCAAATCCACCCTCTCAGTCCCCGAGGCATCGGACATGCTCAACGTCCACCCAAATACGGTGTTCAAGCTGATTGAGGCGGGGGCCCTGCCCGCCGCCAAGATTGGCAGGGCCTATGTCCTGCTGACCAAGGATGTCATGCAGTACCTGGAAAACCTGATCATCAGGCAGACAGCGGAGCGCGTGGGGCGCCTGTTAGAAGGCGATCACCAAAGTTTTGCGGCCAAGTTTGATCCGCGCAAGTTGGCATATCGCATCATCATCCTGTGCGACTTGTGACCAGTGATCTTCATGATCTCAGTTTCAGACAAAGCGGTGCGCTCGAAAAGAACGCTGGTTGCGTGGTGCCTCAGATCATGAAAATGCAGATCCACGCACCCGGCCGCCTCAAATATCCCAGGCGACCTGGTGTTGTGGTACAACTTTGATAACTGATCCGACACATCCCCCAGGTGCTTCAGTCCAAGCGACCCATTCCACCATGGGAACAGCGCATTCTCTGGGTGGCCATCAGGTATCACCCGAACCGTCAAGTAATCCTGAACAGTTGCAAGTGCCACGGTTGACAAGGGCACTTGCCTCTTATCCCCATTCTTGGTCCGATCCAGAAACACTGTGCGCTTAGGAAAGTCCACCTGATCAAGCGTCAGCGTGAACATCTCGCGCAAACGCATTGCCGACTCCATGGCCAGCAGATACAGGCACCGAACGGCAGCCTTGTGCTCGATAACCATGGGGCGCTGCTTTCTTGGCAACACACCAGCGTCTATCACCGCCATGATCCGCTCATGCTCCCCAGGCTCAAGCCGTCTATCTCGCTCCACATCCTCCCGTTTCCCCCCGGCAATGGCTGCGTCAGTCCCGGTGTACTGGGCATAGCCGTCGCGCAGTGTGCGAAACGGATGGTCAGGCATCAGCAGCAGCTTCTTGCGCATGCCCCAATCGGTACATCTGGCCAGTGCGCGTCAAGTAAAGCAAGCGGCACTTTGCCGACTGCCTTATCGACCGTGCAAAGCACTTGCTGATCCTTTGGCTTCACATGAGCCTCGCGCAAATACTGCCTAATCAATGTGCTCACATTGACGATGCGTGAAACGGTCTGGTGCTCAGTGGGGACGATGCCACGGTCTAACAGGGATTCAAGTTTTCGCGCGTAGGCGTCGCCTTCGGATTCCGTTGCAAAAGTCAGATAGAGGGGCTTGTCGAGGACACCCGCCTTCTTAAACGTGAATTCCCAGGCGTCGCCGCGCTTTCGTTTGCTTGCCATCGTTCGGTCTTTCGGTCAGTAGGTAGGCCGAATTTAACCGATGTGCTGTGCGTATGTTGGTCGGCAAACGTGTGATTTTGGGTGGCAGACAGTGACTTAGAGTGAGAATAACTCAACGAAAAATTGAGAAAAAAAAGGACTTACGCTTGTAAGTCCTTGATTTTATTGATGGTGGGTGGTGGGTGCTAACGGGGTCGAACCGCTGACCTACGCCTTGTAAGGGATTATTTTCTTTTTAGAAATCAAACACTTACAGAGCTTGCCAACTCCGGCACTACCTACGCCTTGGGTAAGGCGTCGCGGTGGAGGCTATGGCTGAACATAAACAGCCTTGCCCGTCACCGCCTTACCTGTTCTGGCATTTGAGGACCCAACACCAACAACAGGCGCGCGCCTATTAGCAGCCTGCATAACCATCACCCCAGATGACCCAACATAGTTATCACCAACGCTTTCCAAAATCACGCCATTGGCACCAACCTTGGCTGCCTCTGCCTTGATCTTGGCAATAGACACATCAAGCAATGCTTGTTTGCTCATGAAGTCGTGAGCCGCATCGGCTGACACCAAGGCAATTTCTTCGTACTTGTCCGGTGGTGTTGTGTAAATCTTCACCTGTTCTGGCGAGATAGCAGGTCTTGCTTTTCCGACAACCAAAGTTGTTTCGTTGGTGATGGCACATCCAGCCAATACAAGCGCTGCGCAAATTGATAGTATTTTTTTCATGGTGTTTCCCTTTGGTGTTTGGTTGATCCGGCTTCTATTTTGACGCTTTGACTTCTTCAATGGTGACGCCTCGCACCATAAAAACTTCCCCAGTTATTCTGTTCACCATGTATGC